GCCGGGAATTCCCGGTTCAACTTTATTATAGGAGATCGATAGAATGGACGACGAGTTTATTATTTCAGTAATGATTTTAATAATCTCTGCCGTTCGTTTCTTGAGATCCCCTCTTAATAGAGTTGAGAGTCTAGCATACAATCAAATATATAAAAGAGACCCGAGTGTGGTTCTTGTCCGTGGCCAGATATGTTTTGGCTTTCGGATGGTTCCTAACCGTCGTCGCTCTAAAATTTGATTTCGGACTATCTTGTGTCATTCCCCTGAAGGGTTGATTTTATTAACTCTTTAAGGAACCGACATGGAGATATCCGTGCTAGCTGTGCTGAAGGCCTTTGTACTAGCCTGCCTTTTGTACTTCGGTTGGGTTGAGGACATTTCTGTCATCGATCCACCGACTCATTGCTGCATTCCCCTAAATGGGGGGCCGTAATGAGCACTAGAGGCAAGCTGTCCTCAGGCCACAGCTTATCAGTCTCGAGTTACTCCGAGCTGATGTACTGGAAGGCCAATGATACTTTCAGTATTACCCCGACCCGTCGATACGTTGTGAAGGTGTATCGTTGGAGAACCCTAATCTATACGTCAAAAGATATTGTTTGGTCCCATAATGGGCTCAATCAGGCTATTGACTTAATAGATTTAGAGTTCCCCGATCACCCTCACAGCTTATCTTTCGTGATCTCGGTATACGATCTTATCAAAGGTCGTTCAGTAAAGACAGACGTTACTGTTAACCCTTTGCTTAATTTCTCTTTAACGAAGAGTCACAAAGGTGACCCTTCTAAGAGAGTTAAACTTAAGGTTTCAGCAAAGCCTGTCTTATTACCTACGGTGAATGTTTTTCGTCGTAGGTCAGTGAGCTCTTTTGTAAAGAAAAACATCAGAGCTCCAAGGCAGAGGTCTTTGCTCAATAATCGAGCTTCAAGACCAAATCCGGAAACTCGAAGACAATCGTTTACCGAGTGGACGTCTACTACCGGAAACCCGACTGGTACTACTATACAGTCGAGCTACGTTAGTTACAACCGCTCGTACTCGAGTGTTCGAACTCCGAATTTCAAA